TGGTTAAGACGCTGATGCTACCATCTTCAACAGTGCTCCAACTAACGTTAACATAACTTTGTAAAAATCTTTGATTACCGTCACCAGTTGTTGTAGATAGATATGCATTACCAACAGCTAAATCTGTATTAGCATATAATCCACCATATGGGCCTTGTATCAATGACACAACACTGGCTGTATTCTGTTGATTAACTTCAATAAAGTTTTCTAATGCAGGATCATATCCTACCACTGCTGCATTGTATACACCACCTGCATACACCACAGTGATATAACTCTTGCTGGCCGCAGGTAAATTTAAGAATGTCTTATCGTTGGCAAAATACCAATTGTTCCAATTAGAAACATAAGTTGCAACATCGAGCTCATGATTGCCTGTGCTATCTTGTGTAATAACAAGAGTAACTGCTGTGCCATCTGTAGCATTGGCTAGTGTAATACCAGTGATATCACCTGTTGCTGTTCCATAGAAAATACTGCCAGCAGCAGCATCTAATGTGATATTACCTGATAGGTTACCTTTGTTGACAGCAGTTTCACTAAATTGCTTTAGTTTAACATTTCCATCTAGAATAGCTGCTAATACTCTAGCATTCGTAAAGTAGAGATTTGCACCTTCATTAATGTTAGTAGTAGTTATATTACTTTGAATAAATGCACTTACTCTAGCATTTGTATAGTAGAGATTTGCGCCTTCGGTTAGGAATGTGGTTGTAACAGCGTTACCAGTAGTTGACCAATAGCGATTGTTGGTGCCTTGATTTAGAGCATCCGTGGTCTTGCCGGCAAAACTTGCGTTGCTGTCAAAACTGAATACACCAGTAATATTGCTGTAAAGAATTGGACTTTCAGCACTCAATGACTCTCGAACAGCTTGAACACTTGTAAATCCACCTTCTGCTACAGTAATATTACTGGTAGTTGATGTTACTGTTACGTTTGTTAAATTTTCATCTACTGTAATTGTATTTTCAGTAAATGTTACATTGATATTTGCCATGGCGGACTCCTTTAAGCTACACTAGTAACTGTAATTACTAAGTCTGCGGCCCCGCCGCCTCCTAATTGGCTGTCTAATATTGTGATAGTGTCGTTGACATTGTAACCTGCGCCACGAGCTGAAATCTTAGCAGTGGCAGCACCAGTTGAAGGTGCAACAACAACTTGGAATATTGCACCGGTGCCTTCTTTGTTGCTGAGACCGGTTACACCGCTGTATGTGCCATTTGCACGTAATGCATCTGCACCACTGTTGCTGATACCTGTGATTGCACCAACACCCAGCGGAACATAATTTGTTTCCAATGCTGGATCTGCAGGCACTTTGCCCACTGTTGGATCAAAGCGTTCAAGGATACACCAACGATGTCTATCACGCTGTAGTGGTGTGCCACCACTGGATGGAGTTTCCCATTGGAAACTTAGCACTGTTGCAACAACGTTTTCTCTTGCGTTTGGAACCACGTTGCCAGTATAGCGATCTGCGGGAATGGTAAACACAACCACGCCACTGTTTGCACTGGCTGTGTTGAAGTTACCAGCATCTACGTTGGCTGTATTGGTAAAATAACCTAATACCTGTGTATCAGTAAAGTTTGGCAAGCCCGTATTACGGTCGTATGTGACAGTATCTAGCAGAATACTTTGATAATCTGCTGTAAATGTATAAGTGCTTACATTTGATCCAAAGTTATAAGTAAAACTTTTTTGATCTTTGGGGAACATTTCGATAACTTTGACGTTATCTGCTCCGCCCACGTATTGGCTGAAATCTAGTAGTCTTCCCGACATATGCGCTCCTGAGGGACTTCTTTGGCATCTAAGGACACCAAAGCGTTGTTATGTATATTTATTAAAATTACAAGATTATACTGTAGTTAAACTTCGAAATGCTTCAAAATCTGGGTAAGCAACAATAACAATACCTGCTAAACCGGTGTTTCTAGCGTTTACATTGCCGCCGCCGCCGGGACCGCGGTTACCGGCACTGTAAAGTGTTAAAGGATTAAGGCCAGATCCGCCGCCGGCAAAAAAATTAATATTGTTTGGATCACCAAATGCAACAGGAGCCCACGGGATATATCTGCCTGAACCGCCACTACCACCATAGCTAAATGGATTGCTACCGGCGGTTCCGCCGAAGCCGCCAGCGCCGCCGCCTCCGCCTGGCCATCCTAGATCTATACCATAACCACCACGGAAACCTTGACCGGATATGCCATTACCTGGAATTGCTGATGCTGATCCGCCGGCACCACTACCACTACCACCATTTCTACCATTAACAAACTGCCCGCTGATACCACCACCGCCACCAGTAGTGCTTATATTTGCAAAACTGCTTCCTGCACCATTATTTCCTACAGTTGTGCCCACAGAAGTAGTTGGACCAACTGTAGCTGTATATGTTCCAGTGGTTAGATATACATTTGCATCACGCAGGCCGCCTGCGCCAGCACCCGATCTAATTGAGCCAGATGTTGCAACAGAACCACCAGCAGCTACAACCAGTGCTCTAATACCGTTATATACAGGACCACTTTGTGCTTGTGTAACAGTTAGATTACCTGTTGCAGTAAACACATGATACACATAACCAGAATCTATAAATGAGTTACCACCTGTGGCAATCATTGGATAATTGGTTTGAATGCTTACATTACTGCTAGAACCTGTTATTTTATTGTTGATACCAAATGCACTAACAAAGAAAGTTTTGTCATCACCCAAGTCTTCTGTTGAGATAATAGTTTTGGTTAGTGTAGCATTACCATTTGCATCTAAGGATACTTGACCAACTATGGTTGCATCCGTGAAGTCGTTTGCATCTGCACCGGTAATACGATAGCCAACGTTGGTATTTTTTAGATTAGCATTGGTAAATGTAAAGGCCACAGCGGAAGCATTAACAATACTGGGTGTGATAGTAACAGTTTCCTGCGTTACATCAGCAGTAGGATAATTACCTGAGGGTTGAAACATTCCTATACGTGTGCTAAAACTCATTGATCTGCTCCTTAAGGTCTAACTGGCCACACAATTGCTTCTACAGTGGTTGCTGTAGTTGTATCAGGCATGTCACGCAATGCTTGTCTATACACTGCCCATTCCGCACGCTTGCTTTCCGAAAGTGGACTGTCTGGCATCTGTGTCCAATCACTGTTACGCAATAAGTTTGCACGTTGACTGCGAATGTATTCAACTATGTCAGGTTGAAATGCCGGTCTATCTTGAATTTCCAGTGTTTGTAGATTAACACATTTCTTACTAGCATTAGGCAAATAGCCATCTAGATATGCCCAATGAGGATTGTTGGAAAGATTCTTTGCCAACATCTCATCACTCATTCTAATGCAACGTTCTATCAAACCTGTTTCGCGATGATATAATATTCTATGCATTATATTCTATTACCTTTGTTAATCTTTAGTAGCTGATACTTTATGTCATCAAAGCCGCGGCCTGTGATAGCATTACCCATGGTATTATAACCTTCCAACCAAATGTTTGCACTTTTAAGTTTTCCATTTGGATCACCGGGTATAAATTCTCCTGGATCCATTGTTATAACACCACCAGCTGGAATAAATGCCGAAGGTGGATTAGGATCAAAGAGTCCAAATGTGCTGCTAGCAGGAAAATAATCATATGTATAGGTAGATGTATTTCCACTGTATTGATAGGTAACGTTTGCTCTGATTCTAAAGGCAATGCTGTAGGAGCCGCCGCTGCCACTCACTGGTGGCAAACTGCCCACAACGCCAGCAACAGCATCAATACTATAATCTACATTTGCTTCTGCATCAGTTAAATTATATTCAACTGGTGTAAATAATTTTTGATATGTTGCTGTGGAACCTAGGCTGGTATTGCTTAGACCAGCTTCTTGAATCTGTGCACCTGGTGCAAAAATAAAGAAGTTATCACTGGTAACAGTGTTACTTTGAATATCAGTGCCAGTGATTACGTTTGCACGTGGATTATTCAAGCCAGCAGTCACATAAGTTCTACTTGCCGCACCTGTATTGGTGTTGCGCATTTGAATTTCCAAGTGAAACTGTGTATCTTTGTTGAAGTTATAGGTATCAATGGTAAAATTGAATGTTTCATCATCTGTGAAATAAACACTTGATTCTGGACGTCGCACATAAGTTGCAGGCGGGCTAATGTTAGCCACATCATTGTATACCTGCACTATAGCTTCATCGTAGTTTACATTCACTGGCACACCAATTGGCACGTTGATGAATGTGCCACTGCTGTATGCACCACCAAATGTGCTGCGCACTGTGCTTAGATTTGCTGTGCCTACCACGCTACCAGTTGACGGTGAATACAAGTTAGCAGTTACCTGTGTGGGATCACTTACTACAAGAATGTTGCCAATGCTGAGAGTAGCATTTGAGTTCAATACCCACCAATTGGTGATACCTGTTACCGGTGGTGGCAGATCTTCTCGTGTGAGCAAGTCACCATAAACATCTGAATCATATTCCAACAGTGTGAATCTACAATTCAACATGCCATCTGCGCTTTCTTCTTCAGTGACACGCATACAACGGAATAGTTTTTCATTGTAGCCATACAAGGGCAGTGTGACCTTGACCACATCACCCACATCCACAGTCATACTGCTGAAGTCCGCAGTAAATTCTACGATAGTTGAAATTCTGCTTTGGTTGAGATCAATGTTGGCCAACTGTGCAACACGGCTGCGGTCATTGACCATATCTAGTCGATATTTCAAACAGTTGTCTGGTTCATTGTTGTTGCGAATACTCACATTACATTCAGCAAAGTAAACATCAGTTTGGTCACGTTGATTTACACTGGGGTATTCAACTTCAATTTGGTTATACAAACTGTATAGTTCTGTTGAGGTAATTGTAATACTGCTGGTGATGTTGTCGTCGTTGAATACAAATGCGTTGGCCAGTTCACCTGCTGTTGCAGCGCGGTTTACAACAACACCAAACTTGCCTTGTTTGGCATTGTAGGTAAAAAACGCACCACCACTTTGACAAATCTTACCAATGTTGTCCAACACAGGATTAAATGTGCTGAGTGCGCCATCAATTTGATAACGACTGTGTTGCACTGTGACGTTGCTGGTGTTGATATAATTCACACTTGCATTGGCATAGGTATTCCATGCATTGAAACTGGCAGTATCAATCATTGTGTTTGAAATGCCTGCGCCGTAACGTTCGTTGCGAATGTAATCTAGTAGAACATTGCTGGGCTCATTGAGTGCATTGTTGATATCAAATGTAATGGCACCTAGGCCTACAAAATCATTCTCTGGATCATAATCCATTTCAACAATGGCAAACACCAAGTCATCCATGGTGTTGCTGGCAGTCCAGTTTGCAAACTGACACAGGCCTGTGCCATAGGCTGCTACTTTATTTGTTGTAGGAAAGATTTGATTGCTTGCTTCACTGCCGCCGGCATATACTCGCACACGGAAACGACCATCTGGGTATTTTGATTTGCTGCCGCTGTCAATACCAACTTTGGTAGTTGCAGTTGCGTTAGGGTCGATGATACTGCTTACAATACAATTTTGACTGCTGCTATATCCAAATACTAATTCGCCATCACCGCGATATATTTTATTGATGCTCCAAGTGTCATTGGCACTGTATTCACTGATGACCATTGCATAAGCCATGCGTTTGTTTTCGTTTTTAATTTCAGCATCAATGATAATGGCACCGGTGTAGTTACGACCATATAGTCTTGCAACTTTGTTGTCAGTGCTGGGACCTAACTGTATCTTTGTGCCCGGGTCATTGGCGTTTGCACCCGGTGCTTTGAACACACCCAATGCTTTGGCAGTTACCACGCTTAGACCAGTAGCAACAACACCAACTGCCAAACTACCCAACAGTGTTGAGCCAGCAATGGCCACAGCACCAGTTGCTGTAACTGTAGCACCAAAGAATGTTACAATGCTTGTTGCAATATATGTGAATAATGCCATTTATGCGCCCTCATACACGTAGTTTGTTTCAATGGCACGCCAGCCACGTTTGCCTAGATCAAAGTCTGGGCTAATACTCATGTTTGTAAGAACAAAGTTTTTAATTGCATCAGCTGCTTGCATTTTTTTGCCTGTTTCAACGTATTTCATCAACAACTTGTATCCTAAACTGGTATTTCTATATTCTTCTTCTACCCACCAAGCCAATTCTCGTAGTGTCTTGATGTGAGGTAACCATGGGTCTGTGCAGATCTGTGCTAACAGCATACCTTGCACTGTTCCATCTATCTCGCCTACTATCACGCAACCATTTTGCAATAGATACGTGAGAAAATTTCTTACACCGCGGTCATTGTAGTTGGGATCATGATAGTCAACGACTGGAGCATGATTTGCAAAATTAATCATCATCTCCATGATTCTATCAAAGTCCTTCATATCTGCATATCTAATCATTTTATCTCTCGTTAAAATTGTAATCTTCAAAGCCGCGGCCACCTCCGCCTCCACCGCCTCCATAGCCATTACCACCCACATACTTCTTACCAAAGTCGAATGAAGTATTTTGCAGTGTCTTGACACGATCAAAACTAATATCAGTGGGATAGAAACGATTGCGGTCAGTGCCGTTGGTGCGTTGTCCTGTAACTTTGTTTTCCAACACTGTGTTGATACTTGCACAACTTACAACAATGGTGTTAACCAAATCACCTGTGGTAA